AGTGTGGACGACGGCCCCCGGCTGACAGTCGCCCAACTCGTCAAGTCCCCGACCCTGGTGCCGAAGCGCATTCTCCAGATGGCCGGACAGGGCTTCATGGTGGACCAGCTGCTCCGGCAGGGCCCGCCCATCCCGGGCGGCTCGCTCATCTTCTCCGAGTCTGAGCCGATGTACGCCAACGACGCCCCGATGAACGTCGAGGAGTTCGGCGAGATCCCGCTGACGACCACCAGCACGGGTCAGATGAAGGTCGCGAAGTCGGTCAAGAAGGCGCTCGGCTTCCGCATCTCGCAGGAGTCGATCGACCGGAACAACTTCGACAAGGTCTCGCTCGACATGACGAAGCTGAAGAACAGCTTCGCCAAGGCGTACGAGGACTTGTTCCTGACGACGCTGCTCGCGGCCCTGCCGACCCTCGCGGCCTCGAACACCACCGATGGGTGGATCAACACATCTCGAACGCGGACCAGGACACCAGCGACGGCACCGGCGAGCAGAAGTTCCACTTCGACGCCGACACGATCGTGCTCAACGACAAGGTAGCGAAGCTGCTGCTGCTCAACGCCGACATCGCGAAGGTACTTCAGGTGGGCAACGTCGCGTCGTCGCAGCCGCTCGTCACCGGCAACGCGACCGACACCTTCCTGAAGGCGTTCGGCCTGAAGCTGGTCACCTCGTGGCGTCTGTCGCCGGACAAGGCGATCCTGCTTCAGTCGAAGGTCGTCGGCGGCGTGTCAGACGAGCGCCCGATGGGTGCCACCCCGCTGTACGAGCACCGGCCCACCGAGACGTGGCGTACGGACGTCTCCCGGATGTCGGCGGTCTTCGTGGACCAGCCCAAGGCGGGTCTCGTCATCACCGGCATCAGCCACGGTCTGTCTTCGATCGCGAACTTCTCCTGATGGCATCCGGTGACGTGGCCTATGAGGTCACCAACGTGAAGGTCTCGGCGGACAACACCGTGATCGGCACGGACGTCTACGGAACAGCCGAGCAGACCACGTCTTTCCGGGGCGGGACGGTACTCACTCCGTCGGCCTCGGGAAGCGTGGTCCCCGCCGGGGACGTGGTGGTGCCGCTGCGTCGGCCGGGCGTCGCCGGGCCGGATGTCGAAACCCTGTTCGACGCCTCCAAGTACTACAAGATCACGATCACGGAGGTTTAAACGTCATGCGGGTCAAGATCCTGACGCCGAGCGCGCTCATCAACCAGGAGACCGGCCGCACCGCCGGGCTCTATGAAGAGGTGGACATCCCCAAGTCGCGGGCCGAGTACCTGATCGGCATCGGGGCCGCCGAGGCCCTGGTTGAGCCGGAGCCGGACGACGAGGACGAGGATGACGACGAGGATGAGGACGAGGAGCCGAAGGGCTCCAGCCCCGCCCCGGCGCCCGCCCCGGCCCCGGCCCCGGCGCCCGTGCGCAAGCCCGTGCCGAAGACCACGAAGTAACCGAGAGGGGAGAGCGGCCTTGTACGCGACGATTAGCGACGTGAAGAAGGTGCTCTCCCCCGACGGTGAGCAAGACACCGACGATCAGACGGCCGCCAGTTTCTCGGACACAGCGATCGAGGACGCCATCGGCCGCGCTGTCGCGAAGATCCACACCTACCTCGCGCGGCGGTATGCCGTCCCTGTTGACGCGGTCACGTATGACGCTGATGGTGTGCTTCGCGACTGGACTTCCGTCATCGCCGCGTACTACGCGACGCTGACGTATTCACGTGGCCAGGATATCGGCGAGAACGACCCGATCCGGCTGCGTTTCAACGACGTGAAAAGCGTCATGGAGCGAGTCCAGTCGGGCAACTTCTCGCCGAACTGGCCGCTGGAGAACGCCAACCCGACTGACGATGTCTCCATCGTCAACCGGTACGAGGGCACTCTGTTCTCCCCCGATGACTTCGACCTCGGAGACTCCCACCGTCCGTACGGCTGGGGCATTCTTCCCGGGTGGTACTAGCCATGGCGGGCGACTTCGCCTCACGGCTGGAAGAGCTGATCGAGTCCGTCGGCGAAGGAAAGCTGACGGGCTCCGTCGTCGTGGACCAGGTGTACGCCAAGTATCAACACGAGCGCATGGACCTGAAACACCCCAACGGCGGGCAGGCCAAGTACCTGTCCGGTCCTCTGCTCGAACAGATGCGGGGCTACGTCGGCAGGCTCGCGCAGAACGTCCTCCATGGGTCCCTGGACGGCGCGATGGCGGCCAACATGGAGGACTTGTCGAAGCAGGTCTTCGAGAAGGCCCCACGGGAGTTCTGGGACCTTCGTGAGTCCGGTCATCCGCGTGTGCTGAACAACGAGGGCATGCCTGTCTACGACCGGGCGCCGGTCGTCCACCGGCTGAGCAAGGGTGAGCTGAAGGTGAAGGACCGGCTGCGGTCCCAAGGCTTGGGGGGTGGCGCGGAATGACGCTGCTGACGTCGGACCTGGTGATCTGGTCCAAGATCAAGATTCCGACGGAGCAGTTTTTCGCCGGGCCCGATCTGCCCAAGTACCCGAAGCGGATGGTGGTTTGGTCGCCGTCGCAGGGCGCCGGTCTGGCCACTGAGTGGGTGACCGATCAGCCCGGTTTTCAGGCCCACATCGTCGGCCCGCAGTCGCGTGATGCGCGTGTAAACGCCTCGGCTACGGCGGCCGAGCAACTGGCCTACGCCGTGGACCGCATGATGCTGACGCAGATTTGGCAGACCGAGCCGGTCAACGGCGTGCGCATCATCCGGGCGCAGCGGTTCGGCTCCGGCCCGAGTCCCCTTCCGACGGACACCGCCGGGCGGGCGCATTTCGTATGCACTTACTTGATCGAATGCGTGAGCGGGTACGCGTGACCCCACGCGCGCCCGGCTACAATCCAGTGAAGAGCCAGGGAGGCCGAACAGATGGCAGAGCAGCGGAAAGCCGCGAGTGCGGGTGACCAGAACGCAGTCACGCACGAGCCCGCCGACCCGACAACCGGGCCGGAAGTCTCGGATGCCGCCAAGCGGACTGCGAAGGACAAGCGGGTCACCCTGCGCGTCACGTACCCGCATGTCCTGTTCGATCTCACGGCCCAGGATCTCCCCTCCGTCACTCAGGAAGGGACCACCTACACCAGTGCGCAGGCGGACACCGTGAAGACCCTCGCCATGAAGTACGGCGTCCCGGTCACCGAGGTCCCCTCTGATGACGAGGAGAACTAAGCCGTGTCCACACCGACGTCGGTCAACCCGAACAATGTAGTGGTCGGCCTCGCCGCCGCTTGGATGCAGCCGTGGGTCGAAGGCTCCCCGGCTTCCCTCCCGGCGGACAGCGTGGCGTACGGAACCGCGTGGGCCTCCCCGTGGGCCCACCTCGGTGGAACTGACCAGGGCTGGAAGCTGAAGATCTCGACCAAGACCGCCGAGATCACGATCGAGGAGCAGTCCACCCCGGTGGACATCCTCGCCGACGGCAAGACCCTGACGGTCTCCGGCACCCTCGCTGAGGACACCCTTCAGCATGCGCTGTGGGCGTACGGCGGCGGCACCCTCACCGTGGTGGCGCCCGGCGTCTCGCAGGTCGGCAAGACGACCCTGTCCCTTCAGGACAAGCTCGACAAGTGGGCCATTGGACTGGAGATGCTGAACCGCTACGGTCTGCCCCGGCGCATCCTGATCCCCAAGTTCGTCATCGCGACGGACGTGGAGACGTCCTACCGGCGCGCCGCCGACAAGCGCATGTACCCCTTCGAGGGTTCTTCGATCTGCCCGGTCGAGGACGTCCAGATCGTGGACGTGACCGCCCCGGCGACCGGCTGACGCACATCCCGTAGGCGGCCGGAGGAAACTCCGGCCGTTTACACCGCCCGGCACAGTGAGAAAGGGTTTCGATCATGGCAGGTTTCGATGCAGCCACGGCCGTTGAGCCGATGGACTGGAATTTCGAGAAGTTCGGCGGCGGGGTGGGCACTGTGCCCGAGCCGTCCACGGAAGAGATGAAGCTCTTCCAAAAGGACTTCGCGCGCATCATGCGCGACGGCAACGCGCTGGAGATGGACAACGAAGAGTCGGTGAAGCTCACCGAGGAAGAGTTCGAGGAACTTCAGACGAAGATGTCGGCCATTTCGGACCGTCTCGACGTCGCCATCTCGACTCTTTGCAAGGAGCAGCCGTCACGCGCGCAGGTGGCTCTCCTCCCATTCCGCGTCAAGACCGCGTTCTCGCGGTGGCTGATGGAGCAATTCAACCCGGAAGCCGCAGCCGCCGCTACGAACAAGTAACCGGCGGCAGAAACCAACGCATCATCTACTACCTGGCACGGCGGAAGCTCGGATTCACTCGGGCTGAATGGGACGCACTCCCGTGGTGTGACCAACGGATGTACCTCGAAGGAATCGCTATCGAGGCGGACCCGGAGAACAATCAGGACAACGGGCCCGAGACTGATGGTGTAGAAAACGAGGACGCGTTCGATCGAGCCCTCGAAGGCGCCAAGAGAAGGCGCATAGAGAAGGCAACATAAGCTCGCCGTGCCGGGCGAGAGAGGAAGGAGGGACCGTCGTGCTACTTCGGTCCCTCCTTCTGCCTTGGATGCAGACCGTTAGCCGCAAGACGAGCACAAGTTTTGCACTGCCGCCGGTTGTGGTAACCGTACGAGTTTTCCGAGGTCAGTTCATGGCCCCAAGCACAGTGTGTCTTCCGAGCGTTCTTAGCCGAAAAGCTCTCTCCGCGAAGTCCGTTGATCCCACCTGTGATGGCTTCCCAGTGTGTCGGATTCTGGCACGCTCGGTGATCGCAGGCATTCCCACCTGCGCAGCCCGAGCCGTTGTGACAGGTATGATCAACCACGTCATCCGGAGTGAGAGGGCCAATCAGATGCAGGAAGCCGAAACGGTGAGCGGGTATCGAGCCCCCGCTTCCGTCGGCCTGCATCCCGTAGTTTTTCGAGTTTCGGTGCGCCAGCCAAGGCCAGCATGCATCCGGCTCTCGGTAGTCGATCTTGGACAGATAGAGGTGCAGAAGACACCGGCCGCCGCGCCGCGCGGGCTCTGCACACTCGCTACAGGTTCCGTAGTCATGTTTCGACACGGGTCTATTGTAGCACCCTCCGCCCGCGCGGTGAAGGGGGTGATTCGGCGTCATGGCTGATACCTTTGACGCCGGTTTACCGGCTCTATTGAATCCCGGCTAGTCCTCGACCGTTCCGATTTCGTTGATGGTCTTCGCGAAGCCCAAGTTGAGGGTGAGAACTTCGCGAAGAAGGAGTTCAAAGCAAAGCTCGGCGTTGACAAAGCCGCAGCGACACTCGAACTTGACGAGTTCAAGGCACAACTTGCGTCGCTGAAAGACGTAAACCTGAACATCGGGGTTTCAGGGACCAACGCGCAGATCCGAGCTATCTCTCAGTCAGCGAGTGCTCTGG